ATGGAATCATTCAAATTCACCAAAAGTAAAATAGAGACTATTCCCCCTGCCCCTCAAGGTAAGCAGGTTGAATATGCTGACACTGTAGTAAATGGCCTACGGTTAAGAGTTGGCGCCAGCGGCATTAAAAGCTTCTGCGTTTCTCGTAAACGTAAAGGTAAGTTCATTCGCGCTACCCTAGGCCGTTTTCCTGAACTTACAGTAGACAATGCCAGAGCCAAAGCCTTAGAGGTGCTTGGCGAAGTTGCTATAACTGGTATCAACCCTAACGAGGCTGAACGAACCAAACAAAAGCTATCCATAACATTGAGACAAGCCCTAAATGATTACATTTCTAATAGGGGGCATAGGCTCAAGGAAAAAACCGCTAAACAATACACCTCTACACTTACTAATTTTTCTGGTGATTGGCTTGATAACCAAATAGCCAGCATTACCCGTGAAAGGGTCGAACTTCGCCATAAAGCAATTACAGAAGGTACTGTTTGGTTTGGTGTTGATAAAAGCACATTACGCTCTGGTGTTGGTGTAGGTAGCTCTGCCCAAGCTGATTTATGGGGACGTGCTCTTAGGGCTGTATGTCGGTTCGCTCATGATCATTATCGTGACGAGGAAGGTAATACCATATTACCCGATCCCCCTACAAAAGTTCTCAGTTCTAAGCGTCAATGGCATGGTTTAACCAGAAAAACAGAACGTATCAGAAATCATGATTTAGGTCGCTGGCTGGTGGCTGTTGATTCTGTTAGGGCTAAAGGGGTAGATAACCTCGATACAATGGCTATATCAGTTTGTGACGCGCTTAAAGTTGCTTTATTTACAGGGTTAAGGCGTTCTGAAATATTTGGCCTGAAATGGGATAGAGTTAATTTAGCCGGTAGATATTTTTGGATTGATAAAACCAAGAACGGAGATCCATTAGAGCTACCAATTACTGATACCCTGCTTGAAGTTTTCAGAAATCAACTAAAATCACGCTATGAAAATAGTTTATTTGTATTTCCTAATGCCCAAGGTAAGCTACGGTTTTAATAATACGTTAAGTCTGATCCGTAATGCGTTAAGTAGCCAAATATTAACCACTACCGTAAATTCGGCAGTGAATATTTATCAGCGGATTACTGGCAATAAAAAAGGTAGCACTGCGAATGCTACCTCTTTAAACAACAACTTTATAAATCATTGTACAAATGATGATAGCGATAATAACGCAAATTTATTCAATATCCTAGTTCAGCGAGGATTGATTGTTAATTATTCGCCTAATTGCTTAGTTTTACGTTTCTCTGATTTAAGTTTTTTCTCACAAGCATCGATAACCCATGCTGAAAAGTTGGAATTTTCACGTTCTACACTTGAGTCAATTTCTTCAAGTAATTCATGTGGAAAGCGGATATTTTTCAGTTGTGATTTTTTATTTATGTTCCCTGTAGACATATATTCATGTTCCATTGCTTTTATTTATGTATACACACTTTATAGCAAAAAACAGAAAATAAAAAGCCTTGACTTGTCTACACACTATAATTTAATGTGTCTACACACCTTGATTGATTCAAGTGATAAATATAGCAACGCCCCGAAGTGCGCTAACACTACCGAGGCGTTTAACCACAATGTTATACGAGGTAACACTATGGCTATGTATAAGTCTACCCAAACTCATCCTAAATTCCTATGGCGTTTTTTCTCATGCCAGCAATTTAAATATTTCTTGGTTGAGGCAACTAACGAACAAGAAGCCCGTTCTATGCTTCCTGATTCCCCTTGTCTTTTCTCCGCTCGTATTCGTCAGGGGGTGACTCATGGCTAAGCAAGTTATCAAAAGAATGGGGGAACATCCTCAATTTCAAGCCCTGAGAGACAGAGTTAGCCAAATTGCAGCCATTTTAACCGCTATTGAATACGGTGCTGATGATTGCATGTGTGTTGCTGAGATTGCACAGGCAATAGCTGGCTGTAATGTCCTGTTAGGTAATGCAACTGAAAAACTGGAATTGCTTGATGAACTGGAGGTGAACCATGCGTAACCCTCAACCTAATGAGTTCTACACTCATCAAAATGGCGACACGGTGAAAGTGTTATCGGTGCAATTTAACCGCATCACCTTTATTCGCGTGGGGTATTTCTGCCCTGTCGTTATGTCTGCAAACCAGTTCAGCAAAGAATACACCTATTCAGGGAGGGCTTAATAATGGCTGATATTTATGACGCAGTGATCCGTAATGACCTACATAATCTCAATACCGATGAATTAAAGGAAGTAATGGCTAATTCAGAGGAAGCCTCACAAGGTTTAACATTGGCATTAAGAACAATAGGGAAACTTACATTCCACGCTTTAAATGATGAAGAGTTCAGCGATGAAGAAGCGAAAGAACATCTTAGTGGGTTAAGTGATTTATTGATGTATTTACCTCGAATTATTAACGGCATTCAGCAGAACGCCACCACTGCAAAATTTGAATTAAACCGTAGAGAGGGATAAGCCATGATCAGCAAATTACAATTTAACCAATTATCTGAACGTGTTAATCAGTATGAAATGCGCTTATCCGAACTGGAGCAAGCTATTTCGGCTATCTGCTCAATGAAAATCCGAACGATTGCCAGACCGCTTTTCAATTTAAGCGTACCTTAATGCGTCATTGTTTATTAAATGGGAATGCTTATGCAGTGATCACTTGGGGTAAAGACGGACAGCCAAAAGCTATACACCCTTATCCACCCAGTGCGGTAGTCATTAATCGATTAGGCGAGCATCGATACAGCTACACCATTACCGAACCCTATAGCGGCAAGGCAAAAACCTATCTGCAGGAAGAAATCTTACATTTACGCTATGCCACAGACGACGGCTTTTTAGGTCGCTCCCCTGTCACTATTTGCCGTGAAACATTGGGTTTAGGGTTAGCCCAACAACGTCACGGGGCTAGCATCATGAAAGATGGCATGATGGCATCGGGGATCATTAAATCGGGTGAGTGGCTTGATAGCATCAAGGGAGCTAAGGCATTAGAAGCCCTTGAGCGTTATAAAGGGGCACGAAACGCAGGTAAGACCCCGATTCTTGAGGGTGGAATGGAATATGAGCAGCTAGGCATGAGTAACCAAGATGCGGAATGGTTAGCTTCAAGGCGTTTCACTATTGAAGATATCGCCCGCATGTTCAATATCAGCCCCATCTTTTTACAAGAATATTCAAACAGTACCTACAGCAATTTTAGTGAGGCTAGTCGCGCTTTGCTCACTATCACTATGCGCCCGTGGTTAGCTAACTTTGAGCAACAAATTAAATCTGCCTTGTTACTCACGTCACCTGTACCAAATGTGCGCTATCAGGTGGAATTTGACACGGCTGATTTACTCCGTGCTAACCCTACAGAGCGTTTTAGAAGTTATGAGACCGCGATTAAATCCGGTGTGATGTGTCCGAATGAAGCCCGTGAGCGCGAGGGGTTGCCACCGCGTGAGGGTGGGGATGAGTTTAGTCAGGCTTGGAAGCAAACGGTCGAAGTTAAAAAAGAGTCTGATGAGGTGAAAGAGTGAAAGTAGGACGATTAAGGCATCACATCACGATCCAAAGGGCAGAGCTTACTGAAATGCCGTCAGGCTCTTATATCACTACGTGGGTAAATGTCGCCACGGTTTCAGCAGAAGTGAAGGCGATCAGTGGGCGTGAGTTAATGGCATCAGGCATGGAAATGAACGAAGCAACCGTGCGTATCTGGTTACGTTACCGTGCCGATATTACAACTGCTCACCGGATTGTTTATCACAAGTTAAATACGGTTGGCGATAAATTCGGCATTGTGGCGGTTATCCCTGATACAAAACACACCCTATTAGAACTGCTTTGTAAGGGAGGGGTATTTAATGAGTAAGCCCGAAATCACGTTAGAGGAAATGAAGCAACATTGCCGTATCGATGATGATTACGATGATGCCATATTAACCGTGTATGCCGATGCCGCGCTGGAAGTTTGCCAACAACATATCGGTAAACGATTTGATGATGGATTGTCGTTCACTCCGGCGATCAAGGTGGGCTGTTTAATGTATATCAGTTTGCTTTATGAGAACCGTGAGATGGTGGGTAGTTATGGATTAAAAGAAGTGCCCCTCACTATTGATTCTCTATGGTCAACCTATCGAGATGTGGGAGTGTACTAAATGGCGTGGCAACCATTAAAGCGTTGTAGCTATCAGGGCTGTAAGCAGCGTGTGAAGTCTGGTCGATGTGATGAGCACAAAAGGGAAGCCAGACGATTACAAGATAGTCGTCGAGGTTCAAGGCGTGAGCGTGGTTATACGCCAACATGGGATAAGTACCGATTACGCTATCTCAAGCTACATCCGTTATGTGTGCATTGCCTCAAGCGTGGTGTGTATACCCCAGCAACCATTGTTGACCATATTATCCCGATTGATGGCGGTAGTGATGTGTTGTTCTGGCCTGATTTCAATCATCAAGCGTTATGTCAAAGTTGTCACTCAAGAAAAACGGTGACGAGTGATCCAGACACTAAGCAGAAGCGCAAGAATGGTGAGTATCGAAAGTTAGAGGAAAAGGCAGCACACCGTAATGATTGGGTACATGAGTATAATCAAAATGCGTGAAGATGAGATAAATCAGTTAGTTAAAGGGCTTCTCAAGCACAGTGAACCGTACCGAACACGACAACAGAAAGCCTCTGTAACGCCCACAGCGAGGCGAAAAACACAACGCGATAAGGAGCTAATGGAATGCTTCCGCAATCGTTAGAGAGGTGCATAGAGGGGGGGGGGAGTCAAAAAAGACAAACGCCCAACCTCGTGGCACCAAGCGCCCCCTCAAATTTTTATGCACGACAATTTTTTCAATAGCAGTAACTTCAAGGAAAACAATAAATTATGGCAAGAGCACCGAAACCCCCTGTTTATCTCAATGAAATCGCAGCCCAGCAATGGAAAGCCCGAGCCAAACAACTTGCCGAACGTGGCGATCTGACCCCTGCCGATTGGAGCAACCTTGAGTTGTATTGTGTCAACTATGGTATCTACCGAAAAGCGGTTGAAGATATTGAGCTACGGGGCTTTGCCGTCGAAGGCTCTCGCGGGGCTGCCACCAGTAACCCCTCATTAAAAGCCAAGGCAGATGCGGAAAAAATCATGATTAAAATGTCCTCGCTGTTAGGCTTTGACCCTGTTTCACGCCGTAGAAATCCGATTGAAACCGAGGAAGAGGACGAATTAGATCGCCTATGAACGCATGGGAACAATACGCTGAGGACATTAAAAGCGGTAAAATTGCCGCCTGTAAGCGCGTAAAACAGGCGGTTGAACGCTACTATAGTGACCTGAATAACCCACTTTACACCTTTGATAATGAGGTTGTGACGCGTTTTATCGGGTTCTCTCGTGCCTGTCCGCACGTTAAAGGGCACTTGCGAGGTAAGCCGATAGAGCTTGAACCGTGGCAGCAATTTGCCTTTGCTAATCTTCTTGGTTTCAAGGTGGTTGCTACGGGGCGCAGAAAGTACCGCAGTGCTTATATTCAAGTTCCCCGTAAAAATGCCAAATCTACCGTAGCCGCGATTCTGGCCAATTGGTTTTTGGTGATGGAAAACGGGCAGCAAGATATTTACACCGCAGCCGTGAGCCGAGATCAGGCGCGTATTGTGTTTGATGATGCGCGTCAAATGTGCCTGTTATCCAAGCCCCTGAAAAAACGGGTGACGATACAGCAACATAAAGTCATTAACCCAAAGCGAAACAGTCTCTTAAAGCCCCTTGCAGCAAAGGCGGCAACCATTGAGGGAACCAACCCCAGTTTATCGATTGTCGATGAATATCATTTGCACCCCGATAATGCGGTCTACTCTGCTCTTGAACTAGGGATGGGGGCACGTCCCGAGGGGATTTTGTTTGCGATCACCACCTCGGGTAGTAACGTTGTTTCAGCCTGTAAGCAGCACTATGATTATTGCTGCCAAATTCTTGACGGTGAAGAACAAAACGAATCTTTATTTGCCTTGATTTATGAGCTGGATGATGAAAGCGAAATTGATGATGAACGCCTGTGGATCAAAGCAAATCCTAATCTAAATGTATCGGTTGATGGTGACGCACTGCATGACACGATACAAAAGGCGCGTGGCATACCTTCACAATGGACGGAAATGTTAACCAAACGCTTTAATATCTGGTGTCAAGGTGAAACCCCGTGGATGGGTGAAGGTGCATGGTTAGCCTGTAAAATGGACTATGCCGAAACTGACCTTAAAGGCTTGGAGTGTTACGCAGGCATGGATTTATCTTCTACGGGTGACATTACTAGCGTTTGCTATACCTTCCCCGTTGATAATGAATTGTTGTTACTGACTCGCCATTATATCCCCGAAGCCCAGCTACAGAACCCTGCCAATAAGAACAGGGCTATTTATCGTCAATGGGTTAAATCAGGTTGGCTACGAACTACACCAGGAGATTGCATTGATTATGATCGCATTCGTGACGATGTGCTCAGAGATAGCCAAGTTTTTGATATCAAACTCACAGGCTTTGATACATGGAACGCCACCCACTTAAGAACCCAGCTACAAGGAGCAGGGCTAGACGTTGAGCCATTCCCTCAAACCTACATGAAATTTAGCCCTGTAGCGAAATCCGCCGAGGTATTCGTTAACCGTAAAATCATCCGTCACAATGGCGATCCAGTGCTTGCGTGGGCAATGGCTAACGTGGTGATGGAAACAGACGCGAACGCCAATATTAAGCCGAATAAAAAGAAATCCGCTAATAAGATTGACCCTGCTATTGCGTTCTTAATGAGTTTTGGTACATGGCAGATAGAGCATGAAGACTTTGCTTTCAATTTAACAGGTGAACAAAAAGAACGTTTAGCCTCCTTTGATGGAGTGTAACTAATTGATTTTTCTTATGACTCAAATTTAAAGCATCAATCATGATAAAGAAAAACGTAAAATTGAACCCCATAGCGACTGTCACCGGAATAGTGACAAAAAACCCTCAGCGAGTTGTTACAACTACCGATAAAGTGATGGCTTCAATGATGATTGAAGTGCAGAGTGAGCAACGCAGCAATTACCCTATGAAGATAACAGGTTTTGATGAACGGGCATTGAGTTTGATGTTATGCCGAAAGGGGCAAACAGTTACGATTACTGGAAGATCTTCCTACTGGCATGGGTACCAGTTAGTTATGCAAGATATTAGCTTACCCTAACACATTCACCCTCAATAAAATCTTCCCCATTATCTTCATACTTAACAAGGTTACATTGCCCTGGTAAACCGTATCGGCTAACAACGCAACGAACACCAGGGGAATCACCAGAACCTTGAGTCCGATTTTGACGCCTTTCATAGCTTGATACTTTTTCTAATAACCCGTCAGAAACCATGCTATCTAGCGTTCTACGCGCTGATTCAACAATACTTTTCTTATCAAAAGAATCCATACCATTAAGCATGTAAGCAACCCCAGCAACGTCAAAAGGTGGTCTGCCTATTTCACTAGTCACCCATTCGAGGTTATCAGCCTCAAATAAATTCATTATTTCTTTTTTACGTTTAGTCATTCTCATTTGTGTAATTCCTTATTGTGGGTGACATCTATCCTACAATAAGGAATCAAAACAACAACATCTAAATCAGCATTAATTTATTATTATGGCAGCTTAATTTTTGTCGATGACTTAACTAACATATCAACTCTTATCCTTGTTAAATCTTCCCCTTCAACACTTCCTGAATCGAGAGTTAGATCGCCAAACAAATAAGCATTAATACCACTGGCAACAGGAATGATTGATATCTTTTTTTCTTTCTTTAAACAGTTAATAGCCTTAGTTAGCCTCTTGTTATCAACATCAAACCTATATATTAATAACTCGTCAGAAATAACGATTGGTCTAGCCATGAATGAACATTTGCAATTCATGAAAAAAGAATAGACTTGCCCAGCTAAGGAATCTTTCTTCTCAATAGAATTAACGTCATCAGCCTCATCAATGATTGTGTTACACAATGAGATACACTCATTACAAATATAAACACTTGGGCCGGCGATTAACTTACTGACCTGATCGGTAGACTTACCACAAAATGAACAATACGGAAGTTTAGACAT